AATCCTACAATACCTCTATCAACAATTTGTGCAATGTTATTCATTACAAGTATATCATAGTCTTTGTAAGTTGTTGCACCTGCGGCTATACCCATTGTTACAGTTCTGTCATTTGCTTTGTCCATTTTAGGATGAGTTTGTTCAGCATCTGAATAAGCCATTAGTTGCGGTGTGCTATTACCTAAGTCTATAGTTCCTTTTGATTCATCAAAAATACTCATCACAACACTTGTTATTACACCTAATTTTTTTACTTTGGAAGGTAAATTCAAATAAATTGGCGTAGTAAAACTCAGCTGTCCTATGTCTATTTCAGACTCTGTACCAATAGGAATTGTTCTGCTACTAAAACTTACAGAAGTCAATTCAACAACAGATAAACTACTCCAATCTACGTAATTGTCTGTTGTTTGAATCTCCAAACTAGGATTAAACAGCATTAATATCTGTTCCATAATTTGTAATTTTTGTTCTGTGTTAGTGCTCCATATATCAACATTTATATTAAGTGTATATGGACTAGGCATAATTCTTTCTACAGTATAATTTTTTCCTTGTGTATTAAGATATTCTTTATTTGAACTATCATATGCACGTTCTCTAAGATGAACTTTGTGTACAAACGAAGAATCAGCAGTCCTTGTTCTATCTTGTTCCAAGCCAGTTATATAAACTGCCATTCTAGGAGCAGATGGAATTTTATTTTCACTGTTATCTCTCAATATGTGTCCTACTTGTCTAGTGATGTCACCATACATGACAGGAATTTGAGTCAGTTTTCCTTCTCCATCTTTGTAAGAAAAATTACTAAACAATCTAATTAATTGCGTAATATATCTTCTAATTTGTCCATCGTAAAAATGTTGCATTAATTATCTGCCTTTGGTTTAAGTGCTTGTGATAAACTTTGTCTTTCTGTTACAGTTTCACCAGCAATTTGATTGGTTGCTGTGTTGTTTATAAATCCAGATTTAAATGTATTTCTTGTATCAGTATTAGTCATAGTCATTCTCACTGCGTCTTCCATCTTAACCCATCTTGTTCCATCATATCTAAATAATCTATTTGGTAATAAGTCTGTACGTAAAAAGTAATCGCCTTTGGCTTGTGTAGTAGGAAAACTTATTCCAGTACCAAATGATTCTCCATTTGGTGGTATTCCGTCTCCTATCAAATAACCATCATATCCTGATCTATCTGGTGTCTGGTTAATTCTATCTGCTAATTCATTTTGTGTACTTGCATCTAAACTTGTTATATCAGTAGTAACCAGCTCTGTTTGCCCTCTTTCATCTGTTTGCAACGTATAAAGATTTGTTGTATCATATCCTGATTTGGCTGTGTCAGCTTCTGCTTGTTGTAACACAGCATTGTTAACTTGCATCTCTGTTTCATATGTAGATAACACATCTCTAAGAGTCTGTGAAGAACCTTCTTCTGTAGGTAAATCTAGTATGTCCTTGAACTCCTGCGAGTCAACAATTTGTTTCATTTTTACCCTATACAAATGCGGATACCAACTTTGTGAAAATCCTTCACTTGCACGATTTACATCTTCAACAACATAAAATCTTTTCAGTGCAACACTAAAATCATTTAGTGCATATTCATCTTTTAGGTGTGGTATTTCTATAACATCACCTGGCATTATTTTTCTACCTAATGTTTTTACACTATAATTAATAGGTATAGTCATAAAAACTACATCATTTTGTAAGAACAATCCAAACTGACTCATATCAAAGTCTACGTCTGAAACATTGTATATTCCCCGCATAACATAGATGTCAGGATCATATTTTCTATCTCTGTTTTCTAGAAACAGCATGTCTTGTATATTGGTTTCTTTTACTGCATCGTATCTAGGCTTATCAGAAGTGGCATCTGCTAGATCCGGATTTTTAGGACCTAGGTATTTGTGAACGTGGACATCTGTACCACCAACTGTGAACATTTCAGTTATGGTTTTGTCTAGGAATTCGTAGTCTTTTCCCTTTTCGGGTTTATATAAGCTCAGTCTTGGCATAACGTAAGTATTTATCTACGCATAAATACTGTAGTCGGAGAACGTGTATGGCAACCAATATTAAAACAAAAAAACAAGAAGTTTTCAAGTATGTAGAGCTCAATCTAGGTGGAGGCATGGTAGATGTGGAGTTAGACCCAGATCATTATGAAACTGCACTAGGAGCCGCTCTAGCAAAATTTAGACAAAGATCGGACAATTCGGTTGAAGAATCTTATATGTTCTTACCAACAGTAATTGATCAAAATGAGTATACATTACCTACAGAAGTTGTAGAGGTAAGAAAATTATTTAGAAGAAGTATAGGATCAAGAACCGGTGGAGGTGACGGAGGTACATTATTTGAGCCTTTTAATCTTGCTTACACAAACACTTATCTTTTAGCTAGTTCAAATATGGGCGGACTTGCAACGTATAATGCATTTGCTGGATATCAAGAACTTGTAGGACGAATGTTTGGGTCATTTATAGAATTTAAATGGAATACTACAAGTAAAAAATTAACATTGTTACAACGTCCAAGAGCCGAAGAAGATATACTATTATATGTTTACAACTATAGACCAGATTTTGAACTTTTAGACGACTATCTTGCAAAACAATGGATAAAGGATTATACACTTGCAAAGTGTAAATTTATGCTAGGAGAAGCTAGGTCCAAATTTGCAACTATAGCCGGTCCGCAAGGTGGATCTGCATTAAACGGTGATGCTTTAAAGGCTGAAGCTATTGCTGAAATTGAAAAGTTAGAAACTGATGTATCAACACAAGTTGGTGGTGGCGTAGGATACGGGTTCACAATCGGTTAAAAAATCACTTGACAACCTTTGTATAATATCCTATAATAATTACATTATACAAGGATGAACTATGATTATCGGTATATGCGGGTTAATTGGTAGTGGCAAAGGTACTGTTGCTGACGTACTAGTTGACGAACATAAATTTACAAAAATATCATTTGCAGATAAGCTGAAAGATGCAGTATCTGTACTATTTGGCTGGGATAGAGATATGCTAGAAGGAGATACATCTGAGAGCAGATATTGGCGCGAACAAGAAGACAGTTTTTGGACTAAAGAAACAGGTCGTAAGGTGACTCCTAGATCTGTATTACAAGAGTTTGGAACTGATTGTATGCGTAATGGATTTTTTGATGGAGTATGGGTAAGTTTTGTAAAGAAAGAAATAATTGAAAATCCAGACAAAAATTTTGTTATTCCCGATGTACGATTTATTAATGAAATTGAAATTATTAAAAGTTTAAAGGGCAAAGTATGGTGTGTGAAAAGAGGTCCTGATCCGCTTTGGTTTAGACAATATCAAGACCTAGGTGTAGAACCAACTGATGTACATCCAAGTGAATGGAGATGGGCATCTGCTTCTTTTGACTTCAATATCTATAATGAAGGAACAAAAGATGATCTTAAAAATCAGGTACAAGGTCGCCTTGCTTCCACTTTACTCCACGCTTCTGCAGAAGCCGTTGGCAATTAGCACAAATTGTTTTAAGATTAGCAAAACTGGTATTAGTTAAATTACCGTCGATATGGTATACGTTGTACTGTTCGGGCTGTCCCTTAAATCCACATTTCTCACACTCTTGTTTTATGCGGTAGCCTGCTTTGTACCAAGTAGGTATACCATGACTCTTACCGTGGTGTAAACAAGTTTCGCATTGTTTCCTGTAATAGGTTTTATTTGCCTTTTTATAGTTTATCGCGGCAGGTCTTTGTTTGCAATATTCACATAAAGGACGCATATCGTATTTAGCATACCTTTTTACCCCCTTTTAATGGTATTTTTTCCAGGGTGATTTTTAAAAATCGTATAAATACTTTTAACAGTTGTTAATATACAGGAGAACATAAATGGCTAATTTAGTATCACCAGGTGTACAAGTAAGTGTAATCGACGAAAGTTTTTACACTCCGGCTGAACCTGGAACAACGCCTATGATTTTCGTTGTCTCTGCACAAGACAAGACAAACGGAGCAGGCACGGCAACAGCGGCAGGAACTACCAAAGCGAAAGCGGGTACTCCATACTTAATCACATCACAAAGAGATTTAACAGAAACTTTTGGAGATCCGGTCTTCAAAACAGATACAAGCAATAATCCAATCAATGGCGGTGAGCTTAACGAATATGGATTACAAGCGGCATATTCATATCTAGGCGTAAGCAACAGAGCATTTGTTGTTAGAGCAGATATAGACTTAAATGAAATAGAGCCAAGTGCAAATGCACCAGCGGCGGCTCCAGCAAATGGCACATATTGGTTTGACACAGCCGTAACAAAATACGGTTTATTTCAGTGGAACGGAAACGCGGCAACTGTTACTGGTGGACAATCATTTACAAATAAGGTTCCGACTGTAATTACATCAAATACACAACTTGTTGGTGAATCTAATACAGGATTTCCAAAAGGATCAGTAGGACAAATTGGCGATTATGCTGTAGTTACTACAACAACTGTTAACAAGATATACTACAAAAATAAATCAGGTACATGGGTAAAAGTTGGTACACAGGCTTGGGTAGCTAGTTGGCCAACTATACAAGGTTCAGCGGCAAATCCAACATTAAGTAATGGGCAAACAATCATTATTAATGGAACTACTGTAACAATTTCAGGCACAACTGTTTCAGCAATGGAAACAGCAATTGATAGTGCAGGAATAACTGGTATTACTTCAGCTGTTGTTGACGGAAAGTTAGAAATTTACAGTAATGGTACATCAACAACTGATGGTTCAACTGATGAAGATGGTGCTATACAAATAAGTGCTGGTGCATCAGGAACATTACTTGCTGACTTAGGTATTACAGCAGGTACTTATTATGCTCCACAGTTTGTAATTCAACCTCATACACAGGTTCCAGAATTTAAAACTGCTGACACTAAATCAAGACCAACTGGTTCTGTTTGGTTAAAAACAACAGAAGCAAATCTTGGTGCAAATTATAGTGTTAAAAAATATAACAGCACAACAAAATTATGGGCTACACAACCTGCTCCATTGTATAAAACACACAATTCAGCTTTGTACAATTTAGATAAATCAGGTGGCGGTATAAACTTAACTTTAGGCCAAGTTTATATTCAAGCGAATACTACCTTAGCAGGTGATGAAGAAGGCGACTTTACATTGTTTGCAAGAAATGCCACAGGTGCAACTACTATTACGTCCTCGGCTGTAACAGCAAGTTCAATTGCGGCAGGAGCCAAAACATTTACAATGGCAGAAAGCATTGTAGGACAAGAGGCTATGAACCCACATCAGACTGTATCATTTACAGCCACTGGTGCAACAACAGATGCAGACGTAATTGCAGATGCAATTAATGCCAAAGGTTTTACAAATATTGTTGCTACAGTAGACGCAAGTAACAGAGTTGTAATTTCACATAATGACAGTGGTGAAATTAGAATTAAGGATACATCAAATGCATTACAAAACATTGGTTTTTCAGCATATAACTATACTACAAAGTTAGGTACTGCAAATCTTTACACAGCACCAACTGGTGATAGTGCATCAGATTTCCATGTTTCAAACTGGAAGATCCTAACATACACAGCAGGAGCAAATGCACCAACTGCCTTAACAGAAAATGGTAGATTATGGTATAGTTCACTTGTAGACGAAGTTGATATTCTTGTACATAATGGAACTACTTGGAAGGGTTATCAAAATGTTTACTCTACAACAGATCCAGAAGGTCCAATTGTTAGTGCAACTGAGCCTACTCAACAATCAGATACAACTCCGTTGGTGACAGGTGATATTTGGATTAGTACAGCAGACTTAGAAGCGTATCCGCAAGTACACAGATACAATTCAGACTTAGGTAAATGGATCGCATTAGATGAAGGTGATCAAACTACTGAAGACGGTATACTATTTGCTGATGCAAGATTTGGTACAAGTGGTGGTACTGCAACAGCGGCACCGTCCGGAACAATCAAAGAAATGTTAGTGAGTGATCACTTAGATACAGATTGTCCAGATCCAGCTTTATATCCA